ATTAGCTGCAACAACTGCTTGACACGTGTATTCAAATTCACCCAGTGGAACGTATACTTGGGGTACGTTAGGGTCACCTACACCGACAAGTACGAATACGACGTATACATGGACACCTACTTCTGCATTATCAGGTAAAGTTCTAATGGTTGCCGGTGGTGGTGGTGGTGGTGGTTTGGATGGTGGTGGTGGTGGTGCTGGTGGTGTTGTGTACTCTGCGACTGCGAGTATATCGGCTACACAACAAACGCTTGTTGTTGGTAATAGTGGTGAAGGTGGTGACGGGTACAGCAGCGGTGCGACTGAAAAAGGAAATAGTGGATATGATACGTCGTTCACGGGTTTAACGACGGCGGTAGGAGGTGGTGCTGGTGCTGGTCAAAGCGCTTTTTCGAATGGTGGTTCTGGTGGTTCTGGTGGTGGAGGTACCGATAGCCCGTCCGGTGGTAATCCTACGGGTGGAACAGGAGAAGCAGGACCTCCGAGACAGGGTTACAATGGGGGTAATTCGACTTCTACAAATGATGGTAATGGTGCCGGTGGTGGTGGTGCTGGTGGTGCTGGTGGGAATAGTACTGCATCCGTTGGTGGGACTGGTGGTATCGGTGTAGACTATTCAACAGAATTTACAACAACCTATGGTGACAGCGGTTGGTATGCATCTGGAGGTGGTGGTGGGCATCGGTCCGGTACCGCGGGAACAGCCTCATCAGGAGGTGGTTCCTCTGGTACCACTAACACGGCTGTAACACACGCTCAAAAACATACGGGTGGTGGCGGCGGTGGAATAGGTTGGGACGGTTTGAATCAATCAAATGTCAAAAAGGGTGGTGATGGTGGTTCTGGTATTATACTCGTAAACGCCCAACCAATTACATCAAATGTAAATGTTGCTTTTCACTACGGTACGTTTACCGCGAGTGATTATTCGAGTGCGTATTCGACGGTATTAGATGCAACAACTGCTGGACACGTGTATTCAAATTCACCCAGTGGAACGTATACTTGGGGTACGTTAGGGTCACCTTCACCGACAAGTACGAATACGACGTATACATGGACACCAACCACAACCTTAACAGGTAAAGTTCTAATGGTTGCCGGTGGTGGTGGTGGTGGTAGAAGAACGGGTGGTGGTGGAGGTGCAGGTGGATTAGTGTTTAAACCATCTGAATCTGTATCGTCGGTACAACAAACCATAGTTGTTGGTAATGGAGGAACGGGTGCGTCTAGTGGAACTTCTATTGGTACACAAGGTGCAAATACTACATTTCTTGGGTATGTTGCTAATGGTGGTGGTGCAGGGTCTTGTGATGCTATACAAACACAAAGTTCTTTGAATGGTGGTTCTGGTGGTGGTGCGGAATGGAATACTAATGCATATGGTGTTGCTTCACAGCCAGGATCAAGTACCGGTGGATATGGTAATAATGGAGGTCAATCCAATGCTTCGCGTGTCGGTGGTGCCGGTGGTGGTGGCGCTGGGCAGGTTGGTTATAATTCGTATAGTAGTTCATACGGGTACGGTGGTGATGGATTAAATGAAGTCACCATAAATTCTGTAACTTATAATTTTGCGACTGTATTTGATAAAGCAACTTACGGAGAAGATATATCTGGAGAATCTTGGTTTGCTGCTGGTGGTGGTGGTGGTACATATTCTGGTTCGTATAGTTTACCTGTAGGAGGTAGAGGTGGAGGTGGTAATGGTGCGAACATTTCGACTGGTCTTACGGCAGGGCAAGCTCATACCGGTGGTGGTGGTGGTGGCGACGGTGTTGATAGTCAAAATGGTCAAAATGGTGGTTCAGGTATTGTAATCTTCTCCAACGGGAGTAGTAGTAGTGATACGATTGCTTACGGAAGTTCTACGGTGTATCAATATACTGGTAGCGATCAAACCATAAGCGTACCAAGTGGTAGTACCCACATTAAAGCCATATTGAAAGGTGCCGGTGGTGGTTATGGGGGAACACAGGTAGGTGGTGACGGTGGTTATACGGAAGCGGAAATAGAATTACCTTCGGGTACAACGTCAGTCGCGCTCATAGTTGGTCAAGGTGGTGATAGTACTGTAAATACGACGAAAACGTACGGTGGTGGAGGTGGTTCAGGTAATGACGGCGGTGCTACGGGTGGTCGTGGTGCTGGACGAACAGCTCTTAGAGTAGGAGGTTCCGCGGCTACGTATAGTTCGGGGTTTGAATGGGGGTATTACAATGATAATTATCATTACGGTGGGTATTCGGGATCACAAACATGGTTCAGTTCACGAACACCTGTTTATACACATACTTCAGCCGGTAGAAGTCGTGTCACAGACTTTACAAATATATCCACAGCTTCAAGTGGACAAACTTCAGTTAACGGTGATGAAACGTATTCGTATTTATGGACTGGATATTTTAAAGCACCGATTACAAGTACGTATTATTTTGATACAAGATCCGATGATAATAGTCACATGTGGGTTGGTTCAAATGCTCTAAGTCCTACATACAGTAATGAAACTGTTGATAACGGTGGTTTACACGGTATGCAAACGGTAACAAGTTCTGGTGTAAGTTTAACGGGTGGTGTATATTATGATTTTCGTATGACATTCGGTGAACAAGGCGGTGGAGATGACATACAAGCACGGTGGCGTAACAACAGTACCAATATGTCAACTAATTGGAGTACAGTCGCCTTTTCTAATCAACAAGGCGGTAGTAGTGGTACGGAAGTATTAACTGCCGGTGGTGGTGGGGGTGGTTGTGGCCAAGGACCGCAAATCGGCGGTTCTGGTGGTGGTTTAATAGCGCTGGGTGGTAGTAATCCAAACGGTGGTGGTGGTACGCAAACTACCGGTGGTTCTGGTGGTGTAGGGTCTGTTAATAGTGGTCAAGCGGGTGCACAGTACGAAGGTGGTACGGGTTCATATCTAGTAACTGGATGGGGTGCTGCCGGTGGCGGTGGTGGTTGGTACGGTGGTGGTGGTGGTGGTGGTCAAGGTGGTTATCATGGCGCCGGTGGTGGTGGTTCCGGTTTTGCGGGCTTCTCCAGTTCGAGTAGTGTGTTGACGGGTAATGAACGTGGTTCTACGTCGACGTATGCGGATACCACACAAAGAACCGATAGTGTTAATAATTGTAAATACCAAAACGTTAAGGTTTTACGAGGTGGTGGTTCTATAGGTCAAACTAGTACTTCGGGTACTATATACCACGGTGTTGCTGAAATTTCATGGGGTAGTGCTGCTGCTGCTGGTGGTGGTGGTGGTGGTGGTGGTGGTGGTGGTAGTACACCTGTAAATATTGTTTTTCACTACAATGCGTTTAGCTCGAGTGATTATTCGACGGCTACTCCACAACGAGCGTATTCGACGGTATTAGCTGCAACAACTGCTGGACACGTGTATTCAAATTCACCCAGTGGAACGTATACTTGGGGTACGTTAGGGTCACCTTCACCGACAAGTACGAATACGACGTATACATGGACACCTGCTTCTGCAAGCGTAACAGGTAATCTTCTAATAGTTGCCGGTGGTGGTGGTGGAGGAGGTATGATTTCTAGTGGCGGGGGTGCTGGTGGATTGGTATATGCACCAGGTGAAACTTTTTCTGGACAACAAACTATTGTTGTTGGTAATGGCGGTCAAGGTGGTGACGGGTACAATACTTCGACACAAAATGGTACACCTGGATCCGATAGTACATGTCTAACATATACAGCGACAGGTGGTGGTAGGGGTGGCTGTTACGGTGGTAATTCGCCATCTCTTCCACTTGCAGGTGGTTCTGGAGGTGGTGGTGCGAATAGACCATCTTTAATCGGTGGTGCAAGTACTCAAAATACATATTCTGGTAAAGGGTTTGGTAACGCTGGTGGAAACACCAGCAGCTGGACGATTCCAGGTGGTGGTGGTGGCGCAGGCGGTGCAGGTGGTGCTGGTAGCGGTAGTATTTCTGGTAGCGGTGGTCTGGGTAAAGACTATTCATCAACTTTTACAACAACCTATGGTGACGGTGGTTGGTTTGCATCTGGTGGTGGCGGTGGTTGTTATGGAACAAGTAGAATAGCAGGTACCGCTTCACAAGGTGGTGGTACATATGGAGTTCAAATAACTAGTGCAATCCCCGCTTGTCAATCTCATACAGGTGGAGGCGGTGGAGGTGGAGGATATAATGGAGGATCAACTTCGCAAATAGGGAGTAACGGCGGTTCAGGTGTAGTAATAATTCAAATCTAACCCCAAACTCTCTGCATATTCGATTGTATAGCCCACGGGTACCGTATTTTACCGTACCCGACAATGTTATACGCATCGATACCGATACGGTTACATTTGGTACACACGTCGAAACTATCATCAATGATCGAGTCGAGGGCAAGACTTCGACAGATTTCATGTTTCTCAATTTCGTGATCCGTATAACTATTGGTCATGATAAGATCATCGAATGTATTGGGAAACCAGTATTCGAGCCATTTCTCGGTTTGATCACGTGCGTAACTTTGGCGACCCGTGACGATATACATTGTATCGGCGTGTTTGCGTAAATATTCCATTTGTTTACACACACCCGGGATCGGTTTAAGTTTCGCGAACGCCTCGGATTCGTAAAAATCATGGACCATGTTACGCGATTGGGTTTCGGTAATATCAAACATATCTTTATATACGTACGGGTACTTTTGGGTGGTAGGCATTTTGTATCCACGGAACTTTGCCATGGGTCTTACGAACGAGACGAGAACTTCGTCGATATCAATAGCAACTCTTTTCATTACAATATATTTATTCATAATCTCTAAATACTATTCCGATAGGAAACCTTGGAATCCCAAGTTCCGTTAAGTTTTGGAACTTTACGGTTAACATTTTTCCAAAATACTTCTCTTTATTTGAGTAAAAATACTCTCTTTGTTCGATCGTACCTTCGGGTCGAGCACAGAATGTACTTCCATTTTCCGTTTTACATACCCATACGACGGCATTCGCATCACGACCGTGTCCCGTCTTTGCGTCGACGACTTCGTATTCTTCCGTCATGAAATCCTTGAACTTTAACAGGTAATTACTTCGTTTCCCGTTTTCGTATACACTTGAAGGTTCGCGAACCATCGTACCTTCATAGCCCTGTGAAACAAAGTTTTCATGGAACTGTTTCAAACATGTTTTCTTACGAACAAGTTTCGTTTCGACCGTGACGTGTTGCTTACACCTTTCTTCGAATGGTAATTCGGGACGATTCACGTCAAAATAATCAAAAACGTAAAACTCGAGTTGTTTCGGGTCGGTTTTAAACAAACTCGTAATTTCCTCGAACGTTTTGTTTGGGTCGTAACACTCACCGTCGAGGTACTCCCCGTCTTTGAGACCTTTACCGAGATACTCAGTTCCCGGAACGAGTTTTCCCGTACGCGAAATCCCACCTTTATTCGAAACGAGTAATCGAACTCCATCAAGTTTCGGTTGGACGTAGAACGGTTCCGAAATGTACTTTTTACGATCGTCCCATTTGTTTGCCAACATAGGCATAACGTCTGGTACATGTAAATTCTTCCAAATAGTTTTTGCTCGTTTCAGGGCACTCTCGTACCCGAGCGGAACGTGTGTTGTTGAGATAGATTCTTTACCATCAACAACACCTGTTGCTTTAATAATATTGGCGGTACCGTCTTTCAGTTTTTGAACTCTGATAGACGTGTACCTTTGATTGCCGTTTTTATCCGTTTTAAAAATTGTTTCCATTATAGTAGTAATATATGAGTAGTGTTCCACCAGTTGTAGATTATAAACGAATGGAACGACTTAGGCCTCCAGAAAACACGGTTATTCCTATAAATGCGAATACCATTTGTATTTTCATAATACTAATATCGATCATTGGGATGTATAAGAGACACGTAGACTTGAAAACCCCTCAGACCCGAAGGTGACAAACCCCCAGACCTTTAGGTCTGTAATTAAGGGTGATACGACCACCATACCCAGACCCCGAAAGGGTCTGAAAGGTCTGTAGTCGGGATCTAATCAATCGAATGAACGACATTATACTTGATACACTCTTGTGGATCTAAATACATATCACGTTTCATAATTTTCTTAAACTGTTTTTGGGGTATAGTTGTTTTTTCCTTATACGTTTTTGTAATCATATCCATGAGTTTATCACACGATTTCATTTCGTCTTTGAGTTCTTCGTATTTTCCCCAGAACCCATTTGTAGATATTTGGTGGATGAGAACGTGTGCATTTTTACCTATACGACGTTCGTGACCACCTAAAAGGAGAAATGTGGCGGCGGAACAACACACACCTTGTGCTATGGTAATGACCTTAACACGCGATTTTTCTATAATGTTCATGGCACTTAACCCTGCGAATAAATCACCACCTTCGCTACATACGTGAAGGTACATAATAGGTTCATACCCTATGAGTTCTGCCTTCTTTTTAAGAAGATCAATTTCAAGTTTCTTAAAATCTTCGATGAACTCGAGAATATCTACATCGGTAATTTCTCCATAATAGAAAATTTCGTTACCAACGACCCGAGACACTTTATATTCTTCCTCTTCTGAAGCTGGGGTAGTCGTATTCATTTAGTTAATTTAGACTATCTTCTTTAATCATTTTTTTGATTTTAGTAACCTCCCGTTGTTTCAGTTTGTTCTGTAAACCAAGGTGGTTCATAACATCAAAATCTTGTGGTGTTAAGTTATACTCTTTAAACTTCGAGACGTCACCTTTTTGTGCATACTCACGTAAAAGCATAAATTCATGATGGTTCATTTTTGTATGGGAACGACACTGTATACTTCGAATCTTCTGTTCACGCATTTTCTGGTTCCCGTATTTTGTCCACGCACTCCCTGGTCGTATTGTACCGGGTTCAACTAAGGTCTTACCCGTATATATTTTTGGTATTTTCATGGCGTATAAAACAAAATAAGGCATGAAATCCCATTCACCTTTATACAATTCTGTATCGAATGTATCTGCATTTATTAATGCATTCATGATTTTGTCGGGGTGTTCCGGGTTAGACCCAAGATAATTTTCATGTACGGCTCCCCAAATATGTCCATGTTCATGTATAGTTTCTTCTATATCTACAGTACCCGGTTTACAAAAGAAATCTTCGATAATGTCTTTTGATGATTTAAAAATATCCTTTTCGTCGCTATATTCAAGGTAATTAAAATAGTTTCCTATATTTCCTTTACACTTTTCAGAGGCTATTTTTGAACGTGGATGATTTTTATTTAACCACTGAATAGTTTCAGGTTTACGTTTCGGTAGGAACACGAGTTTAAAATTGGGTAACATGTGTACATTTTTAGACGTCACGAGTAATGGTTTTTTTGTAACCCGACCACCTTCACATATGGTTTCTACTATACTTTTATATGCTGTATCGGATTCGTAATCGTCTATATAGGCATGCATATTTGAATTTTTTATCGTACTTATGAATATATCTTTTTTACGTAAGACTTCATCATATATTTCTATACTATTTGTCTCATCTAGAATTTTATTAAGAACGAATGTTTTTCCGACACCAGCCGCACCACATAAAAAGACATTCTTACCATTTTCTAATAGAGACGTAATTTCTTTTATTTCGCGGTCATGGAGCGAAATACGATCAACCTTTTTTTGTTTATGTATTGTAACAAAGGCATTCATGTCGAATGATACTGAAGATGCGGATCTCGCTACTCAGGCGTTAGATATTATTATGGAAAATAATACACTTCAAATGAGAGTGATAGATCCTTTAAAAAGAAAACTTTTTCCTTATTTGATGTGCATTACAGTCTTTAACTTTACGTTATTTATTATGGTGGCGTATCTTGTGAATCGTCTTTCGGTGATTCTGTAACAACTTCCATGAGTTCTGTACGTCTACGTAATTCTTTCATGAGATCACCTTTTAGACTTACGAGCCCTTTATCTTTTAAATCCAATATTTCATTCTTACGTTCTTGTACACGTTCTATATCGGCTTTAACAGCTTTTTTTACTCCACGTATTTCGTCGAGTTCTTGTTTAAGTTCTCGTTTTGCGACACCTCCCACGGCATCTTTTAATTTGGTTATAACCTTACTTTCTTGAATGGCTTTAAATGGTGTAATGGGTTGTATATGCATAATTTCTGGTTTGAAGAATGCATTATCATCGGGAAATTCACGTTCAAATGCATCTATCATTTTTTTGGGTACGTTAGGTGATTGTTCAATCAAACGGTCATATTCAGTTCTCATATTTTCAATCATATTTGTACCGTTTAATGTTCTTTCCGAAAGTGGGAGTGTAAGTTCAAGACGAATCGTTCTCGAAACTTTACCGTATTGTACAGACGCAACACGATGACCTTCCATAAGTTCGTTAATTTTAAGAAACTGCATAATAGTTGTTGCAATAGCAGTGATTAGGTTCAGACCACCAATAGCTGAAGGTACAAAAGGCTGTACGGAAGGTGGGAATGTTTCTTGTGCAAAGTTAGCAGTACCTGTAACTGTACTTACAATTATGAGTGGTATAGTGAATTTCATACTCAAATTTTTGTATGAACAGTATGCCTGGTAGTGCATATACCTATAACAGGCCGCGGCTTCACCCCAGGCTTTTAGTATTTTCTCCTGTTGTGGGTGCCATATCTTCGGAAGTTTCTTTTCTTCGTTCATACTAATAGAGATGAATATTATATTTTTCATTCATTTACTTTTTTTCATAACGATGTTGGTTGTACCATTTATGAAAAATAAACAAAACCTTGAATTTTATTCACTCCTCGTCCCATTCATATTTTTTCACTGGTCAGTCAACGATGATACATGTGCTTTGACCCAGATGGAAATGGTCGTAACAGGGAACAATAAAGACGAAACATTCTTTGGTCGTGTAATGGGACCTATATATAAAATGGACGACACTGAGGCAAACAATTTCTTAAAATCTATTTTATTTTTTCTATGGCTACTTGTTCAGTACAGACTTAATAGAATCGATTTAACACCACTCAATGAAATTAAGAAACGGTTTGTTAAATAATATTGGTATACATAAATGAAGATCAAAAACAAAACACAACAAAAACTATTATTTATTGCGTTAATGGTACTCATCACTGTAATTGTATATCAAATACGTAACCCAATTGTTATTAAAAAGAGGGTTCGTGTACCTGTAGAAGTACCAGTTCAGGTTCCAGTTCAAATACCAGTTGAAAAAGAATTTAGAAACCCACCGATTAAAGAGTATAAACCTGGGTACGTCCAACAAATGGGGGTTCTTGTAGGATCAGATGAAGAAACATTACCTTTATACGGCAAAGAAGTTAGGGGAAGACGTGATCAATATCATTATTATACGACAACGCCAGGCGATCAAGTGTATCCACTTCCAGTAACTATTGATAACCGTGATTGTATGGACGATATTGGATGTCGAGAACTTTACGGAAATGAAAATGTTTCGGTTTTAGGGCAAACCGGTTCATTTCAGGCGAAAATGTATAGAACGGACAATTTTTTCTAATGTATTATAAATGAAGATAGATTTATTAAAAAATGAAGCAAAACGTTTCGGTCTTCGCGTAACCAAAAAAATAAAAGGGAAACGCGTTCCTCTAAGTGAAAAGGAACTCAAGATGAAAATTCAAAGACGGCGACAACCAGCTTTGGAAATCCAAGTTCGAAATTCAAAAAAACTTATACGAACGTGTAAATCACTTTTACGAACAGTGGAACCAAATGCTCCACGCGTTCGTCGAGTTTCTCAACCCGTAGCACGCGCACCACCTGTACCACGCGCACCACCCGTGCCACGCGCACCACCAGTTCCAACTAGAAGAGATCCACGCGCAAATCTAATGACCGCTTTAAAAGCAAATCTTAAACGCCGTGGTCTTAAAGAAAAGATAAATCAAACTTCTTAGATATAATCTTTTTTGCACCTTCGAGTTCTGGATGACTCCATAAAAGCCATCTCGACCAAAATCCCGCGGTAAAAAAACCTGTTTTTGTCCAGTTTTCTTTATCACTTCGAGTCACATCAAGCATATTTTTATGAACAAGTTTAGGGTCGGTTTGTTTTTGTACCATATGAGGAACAAACCCACCGTGTCGTGTTACGTATGAACGCATACGTAAAGGGTTTTTGTGTATTGTATAATCTGAGTAGCCTCTTGCTCCAAAATCAACTATTTTTCCATTTTCAAAAGTAACTCTAAACTTTTTATCAATACGTGGACTTTTTCTTAAACGAACGCGCATATATAATTACTGAATATATTTTTCACCGCGTTTTTTGCGT